TATCCCACTTTTTTTCAGATGGATATGCACTCCATGAACTAGCAATCTCAGCAAAGCTCACGGTATGTGATAGGCTAGCAATATTAAGATTACACATACTAGCGTCACCTATTGCACTCGAGAAGTCTCTAGTCTCTCCTAAGAAAATGATTTCATAGTCTATTTTATCTTGTGCGCCATTAATATAGATACGTTGTAGTCTAATGTGACCCTGTCTAAACTCAGCACCATCTACGATGATCTCTGCTGGTTTCTTAACAGTTACATCATAGTCAATACCGTCTATGAGGAATGCGTGCTTAAAGAATATGTTATTAGCACTAGTCGCGGGTACTCTAAATGTTCTAGAAAATACAGACTTAGCCTCAGCGTTAGTAATATCTTCTACACTTAGGTTTAGCTTGATTGGCTCAGTCTCATAGAGATCTAACCAATATTGTGTTAGCTGTCTGCTATCATCATATACTTTAAGTTGAATCATATTATCCTCTTTGTGATTTTACGTTATTAGCTAATTTAAACTTAATGTCGTATTGGAACAGTTTATCTTTCTTGTATGACTTTTCAGTCCATGATGCACTTGTTACATTACAGCCAAAGAAGTAGGAGTCATAGCCTAGCGGCGCACTGTTACCTAGACGTACTCTAACATCTGGTGAGTTAAATAGTCCTTCAAGGTATTGAGCCTCCGCATCTGACATATAGCCAGTACTTGCTGTAAACTGCTCTTTAATTTCTTGTGAGTATGTGGTATAACCTCTTGCACCAGAACTAGTAGCGTAGCTAGCACCATTGTAGTCTACTGTGTTGGCCAAGTAGTTATTGGCACGTCTATTAGTAGATCTTACATTCTTTTTAGTAAATGTGTAATAGTCTCTAAAGCCAAATGAGTTTAACCAAGAGAACTGTATGTGGTTATAGTCTAAACACCCTGTTTGTGGGAATACTATACCACGATCAAATATTCTATACATTTGCACATAGTGTAGTGATTCATCAGCGTAACCTGTAAATGAGGCTATACAAGTACCAGGTGTATACGCTACAGTCTGTACATAGTAGTATGCTACTGCTGGATCTAATTGAAAACTAGCAGTTGCTACAGGTGTTGTATAATATGTAAAGTTAGAAATGTTTTGTGGCCCAAATCCACCTGTAATTACTGCTGTATTATTCTGAGGCTGTGAACCATCTCCGTAGTTAACATTAGGTCCACCACCGTTGGCTACGATATTAGGTATAATAATATCGTCGACTTGTGAGCCATCTGATTCGTATGTTGTAATTCTAAAACCTTCGATACCTTGTGCTTGTGATGCAGGTGTAGGTAGGCCTCTGTAAATTGGATTAAAGTAACTCACAGTATGGAAGTCTGATGCATATACATCATGTACATTAACTCTAGTGTTAATACCAATAGAACTAGGTGCTGCCACGCCTTGTGTAGTTAAGTCACTACCTAAGATAAAAATATCGTTTTCATCAGAGAGCGGACGTCCGTTAAAGTATACGTTAGTACATGCAGGGTTAGAGTCATCTCCGTTAATAGCTCCCTGGTATTGACCTTCGCCCCATGTTAGATCGAACCATGGCTTCTTGCCACCGATTACATTGTAGGGACCGTAACTTACAGACTTAAGATCTACAACTCCTGCAGTTTCATCACCAATACGTAGAATATATTGTTCTACCTCTTGTACTGATTGTTGTAGGTTAGCAGGTGACACATTACCTAAGCCTAATAGTTCTGTATCAACCGGTGATACATGCACATAACTCTGTAAGATATTCTGTATATCAAAGATAGCCTTACCCTGTGAATTGGCTGTCTGTCTAATATCAGCCAAGATGTCGCCACCTTGTGTTCTAACTTGTAGTACAAACTTGTTTGCACCACTAGTTAAATTACTTAAGGTAACAGGGTTAGGACCATACGCTAGATTATAGTCGCCTGGTGATTGTGATAGTGTTACTGTTGTTGCCATAGTTAAAATTCTTGTGTTAATTGTTGAGCCACGCCATCAGCTATTGCCTGTGATATAATATCTACATCAAAGAAGCGTTGTGGCTTTAGGCCCATCTTATATATTTCTTTTCTTGCACCGAAGCTTAGATCGCCACCAATCATGTCATAATTACCACTAAAACCGAATCGGCTACCAGCTACAGGTTGTATTACACCATAAGCCGGTACGTTACTTGCTGGCGCATTCTGTAGTCCATCTACACCATAGTTCTGAAAGATACCATAGTACATCATCTCAATACTAAGAGAGTCTTGCTCTATAACTGCCTTGATAGATTGTCTAAGTGCTCCAGTGTTTACAGGTGCATCGGCCTTAATCTGGTCTACTAACCTACCACCTATTTGTGTTAGGATAGGCGACAGGTTATTCATTCGTTCGCCAAAGTCACGTAATGCATCTACAAATTGATCTTCTGTCATCATGTCGTTCTAGTTATTGTTAGGAATTGACAAGTAGGCGTAAACGCCAGGTTGTTAACGTTAGTAACACCGGGCGCTGCAGGTATTGGCATTCTTACTGGTATAATTTGCTGTATAATACTAGTTGTATTTGTTAAGTTACCTTTAACCTGTATCGTTGCTACACCAGGTGCGGTAGGTATAGGGAATGTTGTCGTGTTAGTATATGACATCGGCGCTGTAGGAACCCCATCACCAATTTGCCATTCAGGTAAGAATGTAGTACCGCTAAATGCATCTGGCAGCCAATCCATTGTAATCTGTACTTCTACTGATAGTAATTCACCTGGCATTACATTAATGTATATAGGTGCACCGACTCCAGGGCTACTTTGACTAATATTAGCACCTTCGTAGAATACAAGTGGCTCTAAGTTAAAGGCCGTACTAGAATTCCAAAAGTTAACTCCACCTGTTCCAATTACATTACTTTTTAAATTAAATGAGTGCATCGCCATGTAGGCTATCTCTTCCATCGGTGTCTTAGAGTCTGCTGCAAATTCCATAGTATACCCGTTATTATCTGTATATGAAATACCAGTCTCTTTACTACCGCTTGCACAATATGCTGGTCTTTCAACACCAAAGACAAAACATTTCTTAGAGTAATTGAGCATAGGGCCGTTATCACCGGTCTCAACGCCTATTATCATATTGTTATGTCTTGCCATACTACCCATACGGTGATTAATAGTCTGGTTGGCTGGATTAAGTAAGAGATTAGCTGTAGTAGGAATAAAGCATGTGGCTGATTGATGAAAGCCTAAGATACTACCAGTACCTCCGACATTGTAAGTCTCTGTACAAGAGGCCATACTATTAGATGTATCAATAAAACCCCACTCCACCGGACGTCCTACAGCATCTTCATAGACTCTAATTATTACACCATTAGCGTCTCTTTCAACTATTACACGATCCCAGTCTCCATCGAAAGCGCCTGCATGATAATGTATACCTACAATGCCACCTACTTGGCCTGCGCATTGATTACTAATACCTGCTGTTATATTACAACTCATAGATCTTTACGTCTGTGTTTATGAATTCCATTTGTGCCTCGTCGCCAACTGGGTTATTTGAGTGTAACGCGTGACCTATATTAATCTTTTGATCTGCGCCTGTTGGTTGTGTTGTAAATTGATATTTAGCTGACGATGTAAACTCTGCAGTAGTCACTTGATTCTCTGGCCAACCGGCGCTATCACCTGCATATTCTCTAACAAAAGTTATATCATTTGCAAATGTACATGGTGTCATGTTAATACCTCCAAGGTTAAGTACCGGTGGTTGTGTGATAGGCTTAGACTCTGTAGCCCTTGCAGTACCTGTAATAGCTACTTCGTAAGTCTTACTGCCTTCTACGAATGCGCCAGTGTAAAAGCATGACTTAAATACACCCTGTGGATCGTAAGTAGGTGGTTGTAGAGCAATTGCCTGACCTACAGGGTCTGGCTCTATAGGTTGGTTGTTAACAAACTTATACGCTACTAACACATTCTCTGCAATAGGTGTAATACAATCATTAAGTGCTAGTGGTAACTCGATTTCTAGTGTGGCTGTCATGCCCGCTACTGTATCTTGGAACCTCTCTTTAAATGGTGTTAGGTTTACATTTAGGCTTAAGTCAAATGCCTCATACGGCTTAGCGAATCTTAGGTTAGCCAATATATCATCGATGTACTGTTGACAAGCCGATTGTACTTTAAGGTAGTTGGCAAATCCATCTGTAGGATCCTCTTGCGCAACATCCATTACAATTAGATTAAATCTATATGTAACAGTTTGGCCTGTTCTTGTGGACTGTGTTGGATTAAGGAATGCATACGGGTAGTTAACACGAGTGCCTTCATCTACTGTCTTAATATCTGTCAGTG